ATCTATTTGTTTTTTTTGCATCCCATTAGCCCTTGCCTCAGGCTGTAATAGAGGCGTCCCAGTTTCACCTAAAACAAAGAGTCTATAGAATTCTAAAAATGCATGCTGTGGATAATAACTTATACTCCTTTCTGCACCTACTTCTTTAAGTCTATATCTTACAAGATCTTCAACTTGTCTAAAGAATTCAGCATCCCAAAATGCCGCTTCTGCAATAGCTCCTAAGCAATTTTGTATAACTACATCTTTGGAAAATTTTCCAAAGTAGAATAGTCGAGCTATAATTGATTCTTTCTTCAATCTAGGTAAATAAACAAAAGGTTGTTGATCCTTTATAAAATCTCTAGAACAGAATGAAAATTCTTCAGTTGTTTTTGGTGGTGTTAAATGTATGTTGAACAGACTATAATAATATTGAATTTTCTCAAAAGTTAACTCCAAGAATGGATGATATTTTCCCAATCTATCATCACCCAATATTACCTGTTCACGTAAACTTCTGACTTCTTGGAGAGTTGGTAAGCGATGTTGACGCTTCTCAAATTCAACACATATAGCATAGACATCTGCATGGTCCAAAACATAGCAATCTAACATGACTGTTATGAAAGAACCAGATTCATTTCCTCTATCTAAGAAGAAAATTGTACCATTGATATTATGAATGGTATATGTTAATGATCTATATAATGCCTCTTTCTGAATATCTGTAAAATCAGATCTAGTCGTCCAAACGAAAGATTTTATCAATTCTTTAAGAATGGTCTTATCTAATCGTTTACAATCACTTGCTATTACTTCTCCTGGTTTTTCATTCATTCTCTTCATTATAACTATTGGATCAGTATAAGGATTATATCCTATTTGCCAGTCATTACGAAGATGATTCGCATGTCCTTTTTCTTGAATATATCCAAAGAAGGATTTCAAAACCATGTTGTCAGCCAATTCAAGTTCACTATATAGGCGAACCTTTCCTTTCTTTGCTTGTTCTGCAGGGATTAATTCAACTTTAG